AATCTGACCTACTACAGACTATTGCACACTCCCGCATAAAATGCGGCTTTTAGCAGGTGTGATACCAGACTAAAACAGACTACCCCACAAAAAATGGCTATTTTGGTCTACGGCATATAGTTGTTTGCAGCATGGCAAGCCGGTTGTGTTCCCTGTTTGCACATACGCGCAAAAGACTGCTTGGCTCCCTTACGGCAATCACGGTACACAAAGGAACCTTGCTTGTAATTCTGGCATACCGTGCTGTAGTCAATATGCCCTTCAATTTCTAGCCAAGTGAACAACTCACCTGAGCCCGGTACCAAATCCCCATCAGCGCCGATCCAGTGCCAAGGAGCTGATTTTTTGGTGATACCACTCTTCTTTGGTTGCGGTGCTGCCTGAGTTCGTGACGCAACAAACTGAGTCTGTGGTGACGGGATAATATTTACATTGGCATTAGGTTGGTAATTTTGGCTATTGAAAACCACTTGCCGACCTTGAGCATCCAGCTCTTCTGGGGTAGGTAGACGAATTGGGCTATCTACAGTCGGTGGTACGTTAGGGCGGTTGTAACCCTGTCTTTGCACTTGGCTGGTCGCTGGGGAAGGTGCTGGAGGTAAAATTTTTTGGATTTGATCCACCATAACCTTCGGCATGATGTAGACGAATCCTACCCATACAGAAATAGCCACAACCCCCATAACAATGAAACTTATGAAGTAAGAGCTCTTGCGCTCCCTCCGTGCATAGCTTCTATCTACACCCATATACACCTTCCCTATGCATCCTTCTTCCGTTGGGTAAACCAGCGTTCGGCTGCTTTCTTAGTAACGTCTATCCCGCGTTTTGATTGCCCAAGTTTCGGTTGGCTTCATCGTAATCTGGGCTGGTTTGGCCAATTTCTGGGGCAACCTCCCCGCTAACAATCCACCATCTATATCTTGGAAATAGCTTTCCAAGCTCTTCTAACTCTTCTGTGCTGATTCTTACATCTTTGTTGTAGAGCACAGTTCTCCATCGGTTTGTACCGATAGATGTTTCTCTGACTAGGCGATCCATTCCGGCTAAATAAGCAATGGTTCTAACTCTGTCGTTTAATGTGCTCATTTTGTATAACAAATGCCATTCAAATAGTTTGAACAAGAATATTGACTGGCTATACTTGCTTTCAAATAGTTTGAACAAATTTTTTGAAAGCGATTTAAGGGCCATTTATGCAACAGTCTGGGATAGTGGGGATTTCAGTGCAAGGTTTGGATGAGAAAGTCTCGGATTTTCGGGATTCTCCATTTTGCTCCCCTGAAGTCTTTGCCCAGATGCTGGACGTTTCTCAGGACGTGGTACGCGGCTGGATTGAAAGCAACACCGTGCCTAACTGCAAAATTGGCCGCCGTCGGGTCATCAACCTGCACCGTATTCGTCGTGATTTAGACCGAGGCAAGTCAGTGTTTTGCACGGGTGATTACTCCGATGAATAACCCAGTTCATACAGATGGCTGTGACTGCTCTGTGTGTTGGGCTAAAGGCCAACCAATCCAGCCTCTCAGTCGCTCAAATTGCCTTTATTGCCGTCCTGCCAAAGTGTCCATATTTTCGGTTGTTATAGCTCCAGTTAATGGAGTGGTGCGGGTGGTTTCCTCTACCTGCCGCATACAGCTTGGCTTTACCTGTTTTGAACACAGGACTCCCAGCCGCTGGGAGGCGTTTTATTCCAACCAGCCGGGGCGCTACGAGCCTGCGAGTTAAGCGCCCCGGCTGGTCAAGCCGCCCAGCGGCAAGGAGATAGTGATGCTTGATATACCGACACTGCCCCCAAGAAAGTCTGATCTTGAGGACAAAGTTAAGCGTTTTTATATGTTTGCCCCTACCTCAGTCGTTCTTGCCCTACAAAAAGAGGCTGCAATGCGGGGTACTGACTCTTGGAACTTAGGCGGCATTGTGATTGCTCAATGGCTAGCCGCTGGATGCCCTGACCAGATTGTTCCCTTAAATGAGATTGGCTGAAGGGCAGAATTTTTAATTCTGCTCTTCAGTCAAGAGCGGGATAACAAGGGCAGAGCCCTTGGTTTTAGTAGATACCGCCTACTGACTGAATCGGTAGGGAAACAAACGGCACGCGCCGACAACTGAAGGAAAAATGCTATGTCTCGTTACACTGAAGATGATCTCGTAACCCAAGCTATGTCTGTGGCCGGTGTTATTCGCGCTACGGTCGATAACCGCGACTACATCACCTTGTTTGCTAAACGCCGTCCAGCTCCAGAAGATGAGAAAAACGTCTGCTGGTTCAAAGTCTCCATGCTTAAAGTCGATCCACAGGCTTTTGACGACTTGAAGTTAATTGAAGCCGAATCTAAAAAGCTGGGTATTGAAGAGCCTCGTCTTGAAGTCACTTACTACTTGGATGATGCCGGTGGTAAGAAAACTCAACCTGTAGTTGTTTCGGCACGTTTACTTCAACCTAAACCAACTACGCCAGTAACTGGAAAACCTCTGTCCAGCGACTTACCCAATAAACCTGCTTAATTAACTAACCAACTTAATTAAAGCGGCAATAACTTGCCTCGGGATCGGCTTATCTAAATTTGGAATTTACTATGTATGGCTACTTTTTTATTGCCGCTTTAGGTTTTGCTTCGGGCTATATAACAGGCTTTGCAGATAGCCTTTATCTTGGACTTTAGCAATGTACCTCTTAGCCTGTAATGGAGAACTAACCTCTAATTACGGTTCTCCCCAGTGTTCTAGTGATTGGATGCTTTTCCAGTTACCTGAGCAGTTCGATTTCACACAACTTGACCCTTTAATTTTAGGCCAGATGTTTGGAATCGGATTTTCTTTAGTGGGCTCTGTACTCGTTGTTGCTCTCGGTGCAAAAGCCCTTCTTGACTTTATTAAACGTGGTTGAGGTATTTATGCAAAAATTCTTTGTTCTTTTTGTGGCTTTATTTTTATCTCTGTTCGGCATCCAAGCTTTCGCCGCTGGAGCAGACTTTTCGTCATTAACTTCTGCTGTCGAATTAGACACGATTATTACAGCGGTGTTAGCAGTGGCCGCGCTGTTAGCTGCGGTATATGCAGCTATTAAAGGGGCTAGCATCGTCTTAGCTTTCTTACGGCGTTAAACCACACTAAGTACTAAATCGAAGGGCTGAATATCAGCCCTTCTCCATTTTTAGTTTTGGAAAAGTCGTATGGAACAGCTCTGGTACTTTGCCTTTTTCGTTATCGGTGCCGCTTGTGCTTATGCGGCTTTTTCGAGGTTTTAAATTATGCGGAGATTTATTTATTTAATTTTAGTGCTGTGTTTTTATTCAGAGTTTTCTTTTGCAGTTTCTTGTTATTCCGGTACTTCTTCTGCTTATGCAGCTTGTTCGGCGGCGTACGGTTCGAGTTGGCCTGGTGTTTATCCAGTTTTTGATATTTTTCCAAACTCTACTTCTGTCCGTTTTTCGTGCTCTACTGATTCCGCTGGCCATGTTGGATATGTTCAATGTGGTTCTCTTTCTTGTCCCGAGGGTCAAGAGCTTATTGCTCAGGGTTTTGGCTGTGCTGTTCCTTGTTCTTCTAATCAGACTCGTGATTTAAAGACGGGGCAATGTGTAAATAACCCTTCTGATACAAATGAAAACAACAACATTTGCTCCGCTTATTCAGGCACTACCTTTAATTACACTATCACTCTACCTAAAAATGAAATTCTTTCTCCTCCTTCATCCGTAACTCAAAACGGCTGTACCGCTACATTCGGCAGTTCAGGCGATGATGTTATGAACTGTATTGATAACCCGGACGGCACAACCTCTACGTGCTATGCCAACGCCACTTATACGGGGGAGCCTGCTCCTAGCCAAGAAAGTGGCGATCCAGCTCCAGACTCTGGCGCTGAGTGCGGCGTAGAAGGAAAGCCCGCATGTCCCTCAGATGCTCCGCCTTTACCCTATACATGCACAGTGACTAATGGTGCCTATAGCTGTACTCCTAATCCCGATTACACACCTCCCAGCACAGGCGGCTCAGAAAACCCTGATCCTAGTGATAACTCGGGCGGTGGCTCCAGCGGTGGGGGCAGTTCTGGGGGTGGCAGCTCTGGTGGTTCTGGTGATGGAACAGGAAGCGGTGAAGGTTCCGGCACTGGTGATGGTACGGGCTCAGGTAACGGTGAAGGCGAAAACACAGAGCAGCTTTCAGGCTGTATAGGTGATGAATGCGTTTATACCCCTCACTTTGTGTCAGATGATGATTCCCCAGTTTCTTATGGGGATGTTTTTAATCAACTTTATTTAGGGATTTTAGAATCCCCTATAGCGACTGCTGTAGGTGATATTAGCTTTCCAAGTGGTGGAGTTTGTCCCATACAGACAATATCTCTATTTAATACAGATATTGTTTTTGATGCTCACTGCGACTTGTGGGCACAAATAGAACCCATTTTGTCTTTAGTAATGCTTGCTGCATGGGCCTTCCTTGCAATAAGAGTTTTATTGTCTGCGTAAGGAGATATAAAAATGCAGATAATTATAGATATACTTAAGTTAGTGCTTGATTTTATTGACAGGGCTGTTGGTGAGATTTACTTGATGCTCTGGCTTTTACCACTTTATGTTTTTGATTGGATTGCTAATGGAATAATTTGGTTTTTTAACCAATTACCTGTTCCGGATTTTTTCGATAAAGCCTCTTATGCCTTTTCTAATATTCCGGAAGGGGTCGTTTTTTTCGCTCAAGCGCTTCAAATAAAAGAAGGAATAAGCATGGTTTTAAGTGCTTATTTACTTCGCTTCGTAATTCGTCGTATTCCAATTATCGGGTGACCTATGGCTATTGATGCTTACACAGGTCTACCGGGGCATGGCAAAAGCTACGGGGTGGTGGAGCACGTCATCATCCCGTCTTTGAAACAGAACCGGCACGTTGTTACCAATATCCCCCTTGATATTGATGCACTCTTGATGGATTTCGGCGGTACGGTTGAGCAATTGCCAGAAGATTGGTTTGAACGGCCTGACTTAGCTGAATTGGCTCCTTCAGGTTGTGTGCTCGTACTGGATGAACTTTGGCGGCGTTGGCCTAACGGCATGAAAGCTTCTGAAGCATTGCTGACAGATAAGGCTTTGCTGGCTGAGCACCGACATCGAGTTGATAAGCAGGGCCGTTCCATGCGGGTCGTTCTTGTTACTCAGGATCTTGCTCAGATCGCTTCCTGGGTTCGCCAGTTGGTCGAAACAACCTACAGGATGGTTAAGAAGTCTAAGAAGCTATTCCGTGTCGATATTTATCGGGGCGCTGTTACTGGCCCGCGTCCCTCGCAAGCGGCATTGACTCGGCAAACAGCAGGCAAGTTTAGGGCTGAGGTGTACCGCTACTATCAATCGGCTACACAGTCACAAAGTGGGGCTGTTGGTGATGAATCTACTGCTGATGGTCGCGCCTCTATTCTTAAGTCATGGGGATTGTGGGCGTTGATTGGCATTGTAGTTTTTGGGGGCTTTTTCGGGGTGCGTGGGGTTTCACAGTTCTTTTCGCCCCCAACGGTTCAACAGCCCGTAGCCGCTAAACCCAAACCTGAACCCCCTCCCCAAGCTCCGCCACCTACACAAGCTGCTCCCATGCAACGAGCTATAGCGGAAGTCATCCCTAAGCCTGAGCCTCAAGTCACCATGTCCGCTGTATGGCGTGTGGGGGGCTATCTCTTGCGAGATCAATCAGACGTTACCAATCAGGTCATTTTAATTTCTGACACCGGGCGCACTCGGATCATCCCTTTTGAGCAGTGCCAATGGATCAACAGCATTCAAGTGGATGTGTATTGCGACTTGGATGGGGAGCGTGTGACTCCTTGGTCGGGGCGAGGTGCAGTGACCAAAGTTATTGATCCAGTAACGAACACCGGGGCCGCCGGCAATCAGCGTAGCGCAATGAACGGCGGCCCCGGTGCGAGTGAGGGTGCTCATCAGAAGTCCCTGTAACACTTCTGAGAATAGACGGTTCAAAACCAGAGTATTGCAGAGTAATGGGTAAATAGATGAAAAAGGCAGTTCATCAGCAACGTATGCACTTAACCGAGGATGGTGATTTTCAACCATCGGCTAAAGGTCGATTGTTCTTTGATCCCTCTAAACCCGTGTTTACTGATTTATCCGATGTGCGTTTATTGCGCTGTGCGGTGGATACCGTGCGCCAGTTGTATCGGGGTCTGCTTCGTCCTGAAGTGTTGGCCTTGTTTGAGTCCACAGAGCCTGTGGAATTTGCGGGTTTTGAATGGTCACCGGGTCGGGTATCACGGGATTCTGGCTATCAATACCGGCTGCAAAATGCTCAATTAGGTTTCATTCTGCTGCTAAAAAACTTCAATGTTTCCGCCGATGTGATTGGCCCGCATTTGAAGATTGAAGTCTCTCCTCATGCCTTAGATCGGGTTGATCCTGCCGACCTACAGCAACAGATGGATGCCTTTGCAGCCGAGGCATTGCAATGTGTTGAGGTTAATCAGGCCGCCGTACATTTAGCATTGGATGTTCAGGGCTGGAAGCCTTCGGCTGATCTGGTGGCCCATATGCACTGTAGAGCACGGCAAACACGGGAGTTTCAGGGGATTGAGTCCTTGTGTTTAGACTCTCATGTCAGTGTGTACGGTCGCGGTGAAACTTTTACCTTTGGCAGTGCTTCCGGTCTGCAACTTTGCATCTACAACAAATCCAAACAAGCACGGGCGACCGATAAGGGAGATTATTGGCATTCAGTCTGGGGGGCTCGCAATTTTGATGAGGAAGACCTGTTCTTTAATCCCGCTGAAACTGTATGGCGCTTTGAGTTTCGCTTTCATCATTCCGTAGTACAGCAATTTGCAGACGGCTCTAAAAACTACGAGACTGGCGAGATTATCAATACCCGTACCTATGCTGACCTCTGCCCCCATTTAGACGGCCTATGGCGCTATGCCTGTGGTGCTTTCCGTTTGTTATCTCGTCCCGGTGTATTTGATCCCTTTTGGACACTGATTACTGAGGATGTCCGGGTTCAAGTGGAGTCTGCACCACTGCTGGACAATATAGAGTACCGGCGCTACTACAAAACGGCTCAGGGCTTTTCGGGTAAGTCCTGTGAAATGTTTTTAGGTCAGTTCGTTTCCTTGGTCGCACGGGAGCGCCTTTCAGCAAAAAAGGCTATCCGCGCCGCTAAAACCCTGCCGTTCTGGACAGTGATTGAGGAGCATTACGAAGCTAAAGGGGTCAGCGCGCGCGATTTAGAACGCCATATCAGCCGTTTGCTGTCGGATCGTTATCTAAAACGTGGGTTTGCTATATGACGGTGAGACGGCATGGTAAAGGCTGGGCCGCAGATTTTTATTATTCAGGCCAGCGTATTCGGAAGCATGGCTTTCTCACTAAGTCAGCCGCAGTACGTTATGAGCAAGATTATCTGGCACAGATGGGGCACACGGGCCGTCCACTGGATGACCGGCTTTCTGATCTGATTAAGCTATGGCATCAGCTACACGGTGCAACACTCAAAGATGAGCGGTTTAGACTATCTCGTACCTTAGCCATTGCAGAGCGGTTGGGCGATCCTTTAGCCAGCCAGTTCGACACCCTCGCTTGGTCGCGTTACCGTACAAAGCGCTTAGAGTCGGTCTCGGTGCATACCGTCAACCATGAGCAGCGCTATCTATCTGCTGTCTTTTCTGAACTGATTCGCCTAGGGGCTTGGCAGGGTAACAACCCTCTAGCCAGTGTTCGCCAGATCAAAACCGATCAAACAGAGTTGACCTTCCTATCACTGGGCGAAGTAAAGCAGTTACTGGACGAATGCAAAAACAGCACAAACCGTCATTGCTATCCAGTGGCGTTAATCTGTGCTTCAACGGGTTGCCGATGGTCAGAAGCAGAGAGTCTACAGCGCTCTGCGGTCTTTGCAGGCAAGGTGCATTTTCATCACACCAAAAACAGCCGTAGCCGTTCTGTACCGATATCCCCTGAAGTACTGCAAGTAATCCAAGAGTATGGCAACCCCGGAAACGGACGCTTGTTCATGTCTTGTAAGGCCGCTTTTCGATCAGCCTATGAGCGTTGTGAGTTTAAAACACCGGGACAGCTTACCCATATTTTGCGGCATACCTTCGCCAGTCACTTCATGATGGCAGGCGGGGATATTTTGACCTTACAGCGAATATTGGGGCATGGAGATATCAAAATGACCATGCGCTATGCCCATTTATCACCCGACCACTTGGTGAGTGCATTGCGCTTTTCACCTATCGCCCAGATGCAGGCAACGTAGTCAACTTTTGGTCAATTCGTGGTCAACGACCAGAAACGAAAAAGGGCCAGCTTTCGCTAACCCTTTGAATTTCTTGGTGGTACGCAGTCATTTGAACAAGACTTCTAACTATATGATTTAAATGATAAAAGTCTAATATGTTATTTTCAAATATACCAAATAGCATACAGAATTTAAGCCATTGGATTGCAGCATAGCCTCTTAACTTGCTTCAGATGCGTCATATTGCCTCATGAGCCGTAATTTACCTTAAAGCCTTGCTCACTACCGACTGAGCACAGCCTAGCCGCTGGGCTATTTCCCTTTGAGTCAGCCCTTCAGCCTTTAAACGCATGGCATCCGCTTGGATTGCCTTAAAGAGCGGTTCCTTCTTGTTGGCCTTGGGAATTTCTTGTGCTGGTACTAGGTACTGGCTCAGGGCTTACCTCGTCATAGGCTGGTCGCTACTATTCCCCCCTTTGCTCCCTAGCTAGGAATGCCTCCCCATGTCAGCCCTCAGTCGTCTCCTCGATACCTACCGCCAAGCCGCCCAAACCGAGCGTGAAAAAGGCACCTACTTTGAGGAGCTGATTGCTACCTACCTACGCCATGAAGCCAGCTATGTGGATTTATACGCCAAGGTCTGGCTATACGGTGCGTGGGCCGATGAGCAAAAGCTAGACAAACGGGATACCGGCATTGATCTGGTGGCCCAAACCCACACAGGTGAAGTCCACGCCATCCAATGCAAATGCTACGCGCCGGACTATCGGGTACAGAAAAAGGACATTGATAGCTTCTTTACCGCATCGGGCAAAAAGCCCTTTAGTCATCGGGTGATTGTCACCACCACCAGCCGGTGGAGTGAACACGCGGACGAAGCCCTACGCGACCAACAGCCACCCGTTACCAAAATTGACCTACACGACCTCGAAGCCAGCCAGATTGACTGGAGCCGCTACCAACCTAACCAGCCGGTAGTCACTAAGCCCAAAAAGCAGCCGCGTGACCACCAGATCAATGCCATTAACTCGGTGGCTGCGGGCTTGGCTGGTGGAGCTGACCGAGGCAAGCTCATCATGGCCTGCGGTACGGGTAAAACCTTTACTGGCCTCAAGATTGCCGAAAAGCTGGCCGGTGCTGGGGGGCGGGTACTGTTCTTAGTGCCCAGCCTGTCCTTACTGTCCCAAACCTTGACTGAGTGGACGCAAGAAAGCGCCATCCCGTTGCACAGCTTTGCCGTGTGTTCCGACAGTGACGTGGGCAAAAAGCGCAAAAAGGATGAGGAGGTGGTGCAAACCTTTATCCATGAATTGCGCTACCCCGCCACCACTGAGCCACGCCATCTGGCCCAGCAAGCCAACCAACGCCACGACAGCAGCCACATGACGGTGGTCTTTAGCACCTACCACTCCATTGAGGTGATTAGCCGCGCCCAGCTTGAGTATGACTTAGCAGACTTTGACCTGATTATCTGCGACGAAGCCCACCGCACCACCGGCGCAACCTTTGAGGATGAAACCGAAAGCAGCTTTGTCAAAGTCCACGATGCCGCTTTTATCCGTGCCCGCAAGCGGCTGTATATGACCGCCACCCCACGCATCTATGGCGAAGTGGCCAAAGCCAGCGCGGATAAAGATAAAGTCACCCTGTGCTCAATGGATGATCCACAGCTCTACGGAAAAGAGCTGTTCACCATCACCTTCTCCGAGGCGGTTAAGCGCGGCCTGTTGGTGGATTACAAAGTCATCGTCTTGGCCGTAGAAGAGGCCCACGTTAATCGGCGCTTGCAAGGGCTACTCACCGACGACAGCAACCAACTCAAAGTAGACGATGCCGCCAAGATCGTCGGCTGTTGGAAAGCCTTGGCCAAGCAGGGGCTGACTGAAAACCTAGCCGACGACCACCAAGCCATGAAGCGGGCGGTAGCCTTCTGCCAAGTCATTGAGCCCAACAAAGGCAACAGCAAGACCCACAAAGTCAGCTCCAAGACCATTGCCGGAATGTTCCAAGCGGTGGTAGAGGCTTATCAGGAAACCGAGCCCCTAGACGACAGCGCCCGCTTAACCTGTGAGGCCGAGCACGTAGACGGCAGCATGAATGCCAGCCAAAAAGAGGAAAAGCTGGCATGGCTGAAAGCCGAAACCCCTGAGCAAACCTGCCGTATTCTGAGCAACGTGCGTTGCTTATCCGAAGGGGTGGACGTACCGGCCTTGGATGCTGTGCTGTTTTTAACCCCGCGTAACTCCCAAGTGGACGTGGTGCAATCGGTCGGGCGCGTGATGCGGAACGCCCCCAACAAAAAGCGCGGCTATGTGATTTTGCCAGTGGTCATTCCAGCCGGTGTGGAACCCCACGAGGCGCTGAACGATAACAAGGTCTATGGCGTGGTCTGGCAAGTGCTGCAAGCCCTACGCTCCCACGATGACCGCTTTGACGCGATGGTCAATAAAATCGACCTCACCGGCCACGACCCCAAAAAAATGGAAGTGGTCGCCATTACCGACAAAGTGCAGAAAAAATCCCGTAGCAGCAAAGGCAAAACCAGCAACGGCAAAGCCGGACGCGGTGGCCACAGCATTGGTACAGCACAGCCCAAGCCTCAACAACCCGAACAGCACGAAATCGAATTTGAAATTGGCGAATTTGAACGGGCCATTTACGCCAAGCTGGTGGAAAAGTGCGGCAACCGCCACCACTGGGAAGACTGGGCCAATGACATTGCCAAAATTGCCCGTACTCATATTGACCGCATCCAAGCCCTACTGGACGACCCCAGCAAAACCCGCGAACAGGCGGCCTTTAACGCCTTTGCCCAAGAGCTACGCGACGACCTAAACGACAGCATCACCGACCGCGATATTGTGGAAATGCTGGCCCAGCACCTCATCACCCAACCCGTATTTGAGGCGCTGTTTGAGGGCTACAGCTTTGCCAGCCAAAACCCCATGTCCAAAGCCATGCAAAAGGTGCTGGATATACTCCAAGAGCAGCACTTAGAAAAAGAAGCCGACACCCTGCAAAGCTTCTACGACAGCGTAAAACTCAGGGCACAAGGCATTGACAGCGCGGCGGGTAAACAAAAGATCGTGGTGGAGCTGTACGACAAGTTCTTCCGCAACGCCTTCCCGAAAATGACCGAGCGCCTTGGCATCGTTTACACCCCTGTGGAAGTGGTGGACTTTATCCTCCACAGCGTGGCCCACTTGCTCAAAACCGAGTTCAACCAAACCTTGGGCAGTGAGGGCGTACACATTATTGACCCCTTCACAGGGACAGGAACCTTTATTACCCGCTTACTGCAAAGCGGCTTGATTGCCCCTGAGCAGTTGGCCCACAAATACCAACACGAAATCCACGCCAATGAACTGGTGTTGCTGGCTTACTACATTGCCGCCATTAACATTGAAGCGGTCTACCACGACCTGACCCAACAGCCCTACCAACCCTTTAAAGGCATCTGCCTAACCGACACCTTCCAGCTCCATGAGCATGAGGACATGGTAGACGCACTACTGGCCGATAACAGCGCCCGCCGCAAACGCCAGAAAGAATTGGATATACGGGTGATTATTGGCAACCCGCCGTACTCAGCCGGACAAGACAGCGCCAATGACAATAACCAGAACGTGGCCTATCCCCATTTGGATGAACGCATCCGCTCTACCTATGCCGCACGCTCTAAAGCCACACTTAAAAACGCACTTTATGACAGTTACATCCGCGCTATTCGTTGGGCCAGTGATCGCATCGGGGACAGCGGCATTATTGGCTTTGTTACCAATGCCGGATTTATTGAAGCCAATACCGCCGATGGTTTGCGCCAATGCTTGGTGGAGGAGTTTTCCAGCCTCTATATCTTCCATTTACGCGGTAATCAGCGCACCAGTGGCGAACAATCGCGCAAAGAAGGCGGCAAAATCTTTGGCAGTGGCAGCCGTGCCCCAATTGCCATTTCCCTCTTGGTGAAAAATCCCGATGCCGCACACCAAGGGCAAGTGTACTTCCACGATATTGGCGACTATTTAAGCCGTGAGGACAAGTTAGAACGTATTAGCCAATTGATTAACGTGGCCGGTATTACCGAGGCCCAAGGCTGGCAAGCCATTACCCCCGATCAGCATGGTGATTGGCTAAAACAGCGGGACGATAGTTTTAGCAAGTTTATGGTGCTTGGAAATAAACGAGGTGAGGAAGCATCACTGTTCGAGAATTTTTCAAATGGAGTTAAAACAAATCGAGATGCTTGGGTATATAACAGCTCAAAGGGGTCTTTAATAAAAACGGTCAGTAAAATGATCGAATTTTATAACACTGAAGTAAATCGCTATAAATTAGCATGCGAAGGCTTAACTAAAACTCTACGACCAGAGATAGATTCATTTTTGGATTTTGACTCAAAAAATATAAGTTGGACACGAGAAGTGAAGCAAGACTTATCCAGAGGAAACTTCCGTAAATTTAGTATGGAGGGCATTGTTTTTTCTTTGTACCGTCCATTTACTAAAAGCTGGATGTATTTTAATCAACACTTTAATAATTGCGTTTACCAGATGCCGCGCATTTTTCCCGATGCAAGAGCAGAAAACTTAGTAATCCAAACCGATGCGAAGTATCAAGGTAAAGGCTTTATTGCCTTAATTTCTAAAGTAATTCCTGACTTACACTGTAATGGGGACTCCCAATGCTTCCCCCTCTACCTCTACGACACCGAAACCCCCAGCCCTGATACCGACGACCTTTTTAGCGAAGCCCCCACAGAGCCGCGCTATACCCGCCGCGATGCCATCACCGATGAAGGGCTGGCCCACTTCCAAGCGGCCTATGCAGGGGAAACCCTCACCAAGGAAGACCTGTTTTATTACGTCTATGGCCTGCTGCATTCCCCCGACTATCGGGAACGCTACGCCGATAACCTGAGTAAAGAGCTGCCCCGTATTCCCTGCGTTAAATCCGCCAGCGACTTTTGGGCCTTCAGCAAAGCAGGCCGCGCCCTTGCCCACTGGCATCTGAACTATGAAACGGTGGAGCCGTACCCCGTCACACTCGTGGGCAATCCCACCAAACCCGAACACTATCGGGTAGAAAAAATGAAGTACGGCAAAAACGGTAAGGACAAAGACCTGACCACCCTCATCTATAACGCCCATATCACCCTAACCGGCATTCCCCTAGAGGCGTATGAGTATGTAGTGAACGGCAAACCGGCCTTGGATTGGGTGGTCGAGCGCCAATGCGTTAAAACCGATAAGGACAGCGGCATCGTCAACGATGCTAATGACTGGGCCACCGAAACTATGAACAACCCCAAGTACCCCTTGGAGCTGTTCCAGCGCGTTATCACCGTCAGCCTTGAAACCTTGAAAATCGTTAAAGGCTTGCCGCCGTTGGTGATTTAACAGGCCCAAAAGAAAAGGGGGCTATATGCCCCCCGTACTTAACTCACTCAGATATTAAGGCAAGGCTTTATTCAGTGCCTCCTCAAGACTCCAAGGGCAATTAGTGGGGAAAACACTGCGCTCTAAGCCCGTCTCCCGCTCGGCTGCAATAACCGCATCACCATAGGCATCATCAATAATATCGGGCAACTTGTGCTTTAAGCTTGGGCTTTTATTCAAACGCCGCTCAATTTTACGCCGCTGTTCTTCAATGGTTAGTTGCCAACTTTTACCCCGACGACTGGGCTGATACTCCCATTTAAGTAGGTGCATAAATAAAACTTGAAGGCGTGATTCAAGCTCATTTTCCGCACTACGCCCCATTGCTTCTATTTCCTCTAACAAGTTTTGGATGTCTAGCTCGGTTAAACGTCCAGAGCGCAATAAATCGGCCTGTTCTTGTGTCCAGCCGTAAAAATCACTGTCATAACTTACTGTCATGGATCAATCCTCTTTGCTCATAGAGCTACCTATAAAACAACCTTTCTAGGTCGTCCACCCCGTTTGCCATTCTTTTGGGCAGCTTTGGCCTTGGCCTCGGTTTTAGCTTGCCCCCCTTTCCTATAAGGTTTTAGGTTTAGGGCTCCCTTTTTAGGGCACCCAGAAAGTCAGAAAAACATTACCGTAAACATACCGTGCCCGTGCTGCCTTTTTAGGGTACCCAGAAATTACCACCTTGGATCGCGGCGTATCCCCTCAGCCAGCACCCAAGGATCAGTGGCGGCTTGCTCCTCCAAGTCACAGGGCTCAAGAAACCCATGTTTCAGCAGGTAGTCACCTGAGCAGCCCAGCAGATTAGAAACACGCACCAGCAAGGCATGGGGGCGCATTTTGGGGCGTTGGAGTTCGGCCAGTAGCTCAGAACGATGGTCACGAATCCATTGGCGTATATCGTCGGTTAGGTTCTTGGCTGGGCTGATAAGGATTTTGTCCCCATCAGCACCTACCTCGAAGCCCTTACCGATGAGTTGGGTAAGGGCAGTCACTTAAAAGACCTCAGTATCGTTTTTCAGCGGATTGGAAAAAATTACTTCAGGAGATGAAGTCCTGAATGTCCTAATGTCCTGCTGTTTGGTTGTTTTTTGATCAAAAAGCAGGACTTCAGGACTTGCAGGACTTTGCACCGGCAAGTTATTTTTTTTTGATTGACCATTTCACCGCCCCGCCAATTTTCCCCAAGCATGAGCATTCCATTCCCAATTGGCGAAGCGCAGGGGCAGCACGTCGCAAGGAATCGCCCATGCCCTTAGCTGTTCTGGGCCATGCGTCACTCCCAAGGGGCTTGTAGCGGTCAAGTGTGGCCATAATCTCTTTAACGCTAGCCGTCATACCGCGCGGATTGGCCTCAAGGTATTCCATAACCGCTGTAGCTACGGGACTGGCATCAATAGTGCGGGCCAAACTTTCTTGGCGGCTGGCGTTAAACTCTGCCAAAAAGTCCTCCGGCTGTTGGCCAGCGGCTTGGGCCACAGCCATGCCCAACAAGGCAAACTCCAGCAAGCGCGGACGCTGTTCAGGGGGTAGCGATTGGCTGGGTAGCAAAGCCAAGGCTTTAGCAGCAATATCCAGCAGAGCCCCCAGTAAGGCGGGACGCTGCTCTTCAAGCTGATTAACCAGCTTATCGGCTTCCAGTCGCTCCTTAATCACGGGCATTTCTATCGTGAGGCAGCGGTCTACCAAATCCTGAGCCGTTACTGCTGCACTAATCCCGTTCAACACAATGGGGCGCTTAACACTAATCACGCTTTCGTCGGCATCGGTGTACAGCTTGCGCTTGGCCATGCCGCCCCCAGTAGCCACGATACATAAACCGTCTTGCATGGGCGCGGGCAAGTGGCTCACGTTTTCATAGCTAAGAATCCCGCTTACTGCGGCACAGACATAAATATCTTCGACCGTTTTAGGAGCGGCTCGAAGGTCGCAAGCATTAGGATCAATCAAGCGACGTAATGCGGTTTGAGTGGAGCTTTTAGCGCTGCCATGTTCGCCCAATAGCTCCAAAATAGGGAACGGCGTATCAGGCCGCAAGCACTCTACCAACCATGCCAGCACCAGCAATCGAGAGCCTTCAGGAACATTGGCAATCCGCCATAAGCCTTCAATGCTGCCACCACGAACCGGCGTAGGAATTAACTGCATAGGTTCAGGCCGGAAGAACATAGCGGGCGCATCAGTAACTTCCCAGCGGCCAGCGCTAACCTTGACGGCTCGACTGTTGCCTTGCTGCCCAAGGTCTAAGTAATAGGTTCCGCCCTCTCCTGCGGTGCGAATATGTACCGCTTTCTGATCGCTCTCGTACTGAGCTATGGCGCTCAATGTACCCAGCGCCTCAGTGATGGGCTGTTCACTGAATGAGCGTTCAGTGGCCCGATACAGTAAAGCGGCCAGATAGTTTCTAAATTGACGCGACGTTAAACGCCATACCACGCCTGTATCCTTGTGTCTTAGATAGGGCTCTTTGTTTGTGTCGTGGAATGGCTCAAATTCCGATAGAACAAACTTGATAATGATTTCGGCAAAGGTTTCTTTACGTTCTTTCTCATCGCCCTGTACGGACGGGCTAGCGGACTCAAAAGAGAGTACAGGGGCTTGTTCGGCCAGCTCCCTGAGTTGCTCAAGGGTTCCGCCCGCGTCTAGCCAGTCCGAAACGTCGCCTTTAAGGGGTAGATTCGGTAAGTTAAGGACGCTAACCTCAGCCGCTACGCCTGCCAAAGCTCCCCGAACCCTGTCCGCATGGTTACGGCCTGACTCGTCGTTATCCGGCAAGATGATGACCTTGCGTCCTCTAAAGTGTGGGGTTAGCTCTTTAGGCCACTTACCCGCGCCTCCTGCATTAGTGGTAGCCACCAAGCCAAGGGACTCAAGACGAAGCACGTCCTTTTCGCCCTCTACTATATAGAGGTAGTCATCAGAACAAGCCGCCAGCAATTGAGGTAAGTGGAAGGGAACTTGCCGAACTCCTTTTACCGACCACTCATAACCGCCCTTGCCGTCGGGTTTGCGCTGCCTAAAGCCTTTAGGCTCAAGGCGTACTACTTCATACAAAGTGGTTCCGTTTTCATCGGTGTACGGGTAGACGGTTACTATTTGTAGGGTTTGCCCCCCTTTATTGACTGTTTTTTGATCAATTTGCAGGACTTTAGGACTTGCAGGACTTGATGTCAGCAAGTTATTTTTTTCCAGCCACTCAAATTGCTCGGCACGGGTAGCCAATCCGGTCTCGCGCTTAATCAAATCCAGCACGCCGCCGCCTGTTCCAGCCTCATGGTCAAAGTAGGTATTTTTTTCCAGATCAACCGATAGGGAACCATTCGTGCCATAGCGCAGTTCGTCCCTTTTGCTCAGATTGGCGTTAGATTCGCCCAGCAAACAGCGGGCTACTGGCTCGATATTCGGCAAGGCTTCGCCCGCCACAGTTAAGTGGTGATTTTGAAGATCCATGATTTAGCCCCTTTGAATGTGGGTTTTTAGCCCTAGGGGGCTGGGCTTAGTGGGGGTAGAGCAGGTAAGATTCATTTGGCACTCCGATATAGTGCTGTAAGTAAGATTCATAGGCACTCCTTTACAGTGCTTAGCGTTTAGCCCTGCTCTAACAGGGCCGTCTTTGAAGGCTGTTCCCGCCACAGGAACGGCCTTTTTCTTTGGGGGCTGCATTAGGCAGCCTCATCACGTTTAGCAATCTTGGCTTGTAGCCATGCCTCCACTTCAGCCACCACATAAAAAGCAGCGGCTTGGCGGCTATCCCCATCCTTTAACGGTTTGGGAAAAGTCGGGTCTTTCTTGCGTAGCTTGTCCAATCCTGAGCGGCTGAGGTCTAGCCAATTGCACAAGGCAGGCTGGCGGATTAAAGCTTTGCTTGGGGTAGGAGCTGGGTGCATTTGAGTGCCTCCGTATTAGTGAGGCTCCCTATTCTCTACACAATAGCAATGGGTAGTGAGGGACACTTTTTTAAGTTTTTGGCGCTTTTTGTCCCCCCTTTTCCTTTTTCCGCTTTAGATGTTTTGAAATAGATTCTCGGCCATCACCTGTAGCTATTTGTAGCATCTGAACAAGGCGGCTATTAGGGCTGGTTTTAATACTCTCATGAGTTACTAACTCCCAAAGCTCTATAAGCGCTTCATAGATAGCGTGTTTCCCTTGTGTTCTTCGGTTTAGTATGTGCTGCTCAAAACAAACGCCCTGAATGACTAAACCAATCTCCTCTATGGGCTCTAATGCGGTTGAAGGTTCAGTAATTGGCATTTGTCTGTGAATGGTGCTGGTGCTGGTCTGTGTAATGCCTGCATAAATATGTGGGTAGCTATGAGCTACTGCTTTTAGTTGAGTCTTCGCTTTATGAAGCGCTGATTTAAGGTTATCAAGCGCTTCTTTGACCTCTGGCGAACAGGGCCGAGCTCCTTCTTCTAAAATCTCTGAAATGGCTTCTCCCCAATGGGTATTGTGGGTAAATATCCAGTCATAAAACCTAATATGTCGTCCTCTGGTGCGATACTCCTTGCTGATGGCGGCGCAAAAAAGTCGATGAATCTTATTTTTGTCTTCATCACTTAGAGTCATGCCCGCTTCATCTCCACTACATTGCCAGTAGCCAGCTTGTCTAAATAGTCCGCGTACCACTGCATCATTTCGCGGCGTTGGCTCAGGTATTGGGCTTTGTTGTACACACCCGCCACGCCTTCTTTAACGTGGGATAGCTGGGCCTCAATGTGGTTTTCATCAAACCCATGTTCATTAAGAAGGGTTGAGGCGATATGCCTAAAGCCGTGTCCTGTCTGGCGGCCTTCATAACCAAGGCGACGCAAAGCCATTAAGAACACGGTATCGGAGCGGGGTTTAGCCATGCTGCTTTTGCTGGGGAATAAGAGTGGGCCATAGCCTGTGAAGAACTGTAGCTGGCGCAATAGATCAACCGCTTGGCGGGGTAGTGGTATTAGGTGCTCCCTACGCCGTTTCATGCGTTCAGCGGGGACAGTCCAAAGGGCGGACTCTAAGTCAAACTCAGACCAACGCGCCTCTCTGAGTTCAGAAGGGCGACACGCCAGCATGGAGAGCAGTTGCAAGCCTATGGATACGTCATGGGTTGCATAGCTTCGGATAGCTCTTAATAACGCGGGCAGCTCACTGGCTGGCACATGAGCAAAGCTTTCAGCAGGCTTGGTGGTGAGGTACTTATGCAGCCCTTCTACAGGGTTGTACTGGATGCGCCCTGTAACCCGCGCTAGGTCGTAAATATCACGACACATGGCCCTTATGCGCTTGGTTTGCTCGATGATGCCTTTTTTCTCCAAGGCATGAAGGAACTCCATCCACTCCATAGAGGTTATTTCGATATAGGGGCGTTTGCCAAAGACGGGAAACACATGCAGCGCTAAGGCTCCCATGATCCTAGTGGCTGTGCCTTCAGACCAGCTTTTAGCCTTGGCTGCATGCCATTCGCGGGCTAATACCTCAAAGGTATTGTTCGTTGTCTCGATTCGGGATTGTTTACGGGCACGCTTGGCGGCCAAGGGGTCTATACCCTCGGCTATGTCATTCCGAATAACAGCGGCTTTCTTTCGGGCTTGGGATGCGCTAACGGCTGGATACCCTCCTAGCCCTAGCCATGAGGTTTTGCCATCTGGCTTGGTATAGCGAAACTCCCACGATTTAGTGCCTCTAGGGTTCACCTTAAGGTAAAGTTTTTTGCCGTCAAGGACGCGGTAAACAATGGATTCAGGTTCTAGGCTGTTTAAAACAGTGTCGCGTAGGGGGCGGCTCTTAATCTCGGAGCGCTTCACGAATGGTATGCCTCACTTGGGTATGTTTGGATCACATACTCGAAAGCATACTAATAAGGCGGGAATATATGGAAGCATGTAAAAACATGCAGAGACAACAAATGCCGCAATAAGCGGCCTGCTTTGTGGCTTCGGAGTCATGTGGAAGCATTCCGAAGCATGAACATGGTGGCTACGCAGGGACTTGAACCCCGGACCCCAGCATTATGAAT